GGCGTGGGTAAATATACGCAAGTATTAAAATCAATTAAACAATATAGTCCATCTGAATTAAAATATGAAAAAAAAATAAGTATTACCCACAATAAACAAACGTATTTTTTCAAAATTAGTGATATTCATTATGAAATAGACATATCATTATTAGGATGTAACTCTAAATTATTGTGGCATGACATATACATACAACTTATTGATATTATTTCGACAAAACCCGAAAAAACTGGAATAGTTTTATGTAAAAATTTTCATCATATTCATAGTGAATTGTTGGAAAATTTTTATAGTTATATGCAACAAAATACATTATGTTCAGTAAATCTGAATTTTATTTTATTGACAGAAGAAATTAGTTTTATTCCTGATAATATTTTAAATTGTTGTGAAGTTATAAATATTCCACGGCCAACAAAAGCAATGTATAATAAATGCATATCCCCAGCATGTGTTATACCGCCATTAGAGAATATAATCAATATTAAAAATACGCGATCTAATATAAGCGAATTAATTCACCAACCATATAAAATTATTTGTGATAAAATTGTTGAAGTTATGATAAATGTCGACGATCTTAAATTTTTGAAATTTCGCGATTTATTATACGATATATTTATTTATAATTTGAATATTAATGATTGTATATGGTATATTATTTCAACACTTACACATAAAAATAAATTGCACGAGAAAGATACCGCAAAAGTCATGATAAAAACATATACCTTTTTCCAATATTATAATAATAATTATCGTCCCATTTACCATTTAGAAAACTATATTTTATATTTAATTTCTATTATACATGAATTTTGAAGACGACGATCATCTAAAAAGATAAAAAATAAAAATAAAGATCTAAAAAATATAATAACTTAAGAATAATAAAATAATAAAACTAATAAAATAATAAATGGATCTGCAAAAAGCATTGGAAATATTAGAGTATGATAATGATGCGTATGTGAATATTACCTTACCATCTTTAAAAAAACAATATTATAAATTAGCATTACGAAATCATCCAGATAAAAATGGAAATACAATAGAATCTACTCAGAAATTCCAACAAATAAATGATGCTTATGATATTCTAAAGAGAGAAATCAGTAATTTAGAAGATAATGATAGTGATAGCAATAATAATAATAAAACAGCAACACATATGTTTTCGTATATGGCAAGTCTATTTGTAGACGGGTTAATGAAAAATGAATATATATCGTCTGTTATTAAATCCATAATAAGTAATGGATATTCAACTATTTCGAGAAAAGTATTTGATAATCTGGATAAAGAACAGACGACATCGGTGTATAATTTTATGTTTAAATATAAAACATTTTTACATATAGACGATGAATTGCTTGAACAAATAAAAACCATTATTCTTGAAAAATATAAAAATGTGCAAATCTATATTTTAAATCCGTCTTTAACCGATATTATCGAGAATAATATTTATAAATTGGAAATAGATGGACAAATGTATTATGTTCCGTTATGGCACAGTGAATTATATTTCGACGGTCCAGATGACAGTGAAATCATTGTTAAATGTATTCCCGATTTACCGGATAATATGAGTATTGATGAAAATAATAATTTATATATTATATTACCAGATATTTCATTTACTTTTTCTCTCTTGAAAGAAGAATGTATAGTTATTTTAATAGGTAAAAAGTCTATAAGTGTACCCATTTGTAAATTATTATGTAAGCCTGTTCAAACTTATACTTTTAAGGGTCAAGGTATTTCGCACATTATTGAAACAAGTGTATTGGATTTATATAACATTGAATCTTGTGGCGACATCATTGTAAAATTGAGATTTATTGAATAAGTATTTTATCTATTATTATTATAAGAAAATGCCATTTATTGGAAAGTATAAAGATGCTATGAAAATATTAGCTCAAATTGGAAAACAAGAATGTGTTGGGACATGTAAAACTACGTGGATACGTAATATAAAAAATGCACTAAAATCAAAAACAAATACTTTAGAAGTGTCGGATAAAGAAAAAAAAACATTGACTAAAAAAATCAAAGATGTTTCTGGAAAAAAATCTAAGCAAACCACGCAAAAAAAATACAAAAATCGCATGTCTCCACCCTATAAAGCCAATGCATATTGCGGAAAAAATATGATGGGAAATGATGGCGAATGGTATACATCTACCCCGAACATAAATAATGTTTGTACGTGGAGAAAAACAAAATAAAAAATAATATTATTTATTATTACTTTTTATTTATTACAACAGACAAAACAATCAAACAATCAAACAAGCAAACAGCAGGCAAAACAAGACAACAACAAATCTATTTATTTTTAAGCATCTGCGCCTACCGCGACCTTCTTCTTAATAATCTTCTTGATCGCCTTCTTCGGTTCCTCCTTTAACTCTTCAATTGCCTCTGCAACTTGCGCCTTGACTGCAAGTTGGGCAGGAATGGGGGTGGGTGTAGGAACGGGCTTTGCAGCAAATACCGTAACCGGTTCCTCCCCCTCTTCATCGTCAGAGTCTTCCACTTCGACATCGACATTATTTCCCCCAGCCTCTTCATTACCCCCTCCACCCTCAAACTCAACCGGGGTCGATGCAGTGATCTTCAGCTTCTCCTTTTCAGAGGGCTTCAACTTGATAAAACATCGCCCCGACAAAGATGCCTTCGGCTTCTGAACCATTGCCTGGATAAGCTTCCATGTAATTCCAAATTTTCCATTAGCAAACCACAACCCGCCACACTGCATCAAAATCGCGACATTGATTCCCTTTTGAATAAAATCCAATGGAGTTACACACGGATTAGCGGTATTTGGAAACATCTTATTATCATCCTCATCATAAATCTCGCACTTCCAAACTCCCTCCCAAATAGGAAGCTTGACACGTAATACGGGTGTCTTGGACAAATCGGGCTCACCGGTAAGCTTATCGCGACTATACTTCAACATAGGTGTCCAAAGTGCGTCAACTACTTCAGAATTTTTATGAACCTTGCCAAACCAATCCTTAGAATTAGTCAATGCATCCTGCTTAATCTTATTCTCAAAATTTCTCATTGTGGTAAAGAACGCGTCAGTCTCTTCCGACTTATATTCGGAACTAGGGAATTGCAATGACATTTCATATTTCCCGTTTCCCTTACCAGTCTTCTCATCCACAAAATCATTCGCCCCCCATGTGAGCATAAGTGGTGTGGACATTCTCAATCCAGAATTGGTGAGCTTATTCAAAATATTAACACTCTTTCCGCCAGACCCTCCTGCCTTTGGAGCGGAATAACGAATATTCTCCACATTAAACTGGGTTCCGTCAACAATAGTCTCTGCCATTTTTAGATTTATCTTCTTTTACTTGCTACTTGGTTATACTATATTATATCAGTTATCTTTAAATCAATTTTTTTTTAAAATAATATAATTATAAAATTTTGGACCGGAGCAATAATGAGGTGACCATATATGGGTCGAAATCGCGATTACAATTGATTATTCGCCGATGAATAATAGAATAATAAAAATAAAAACAACTCAAAAAGATTTTTATATCATATAATATATAATAACGCTACATAAATGAATACATCTAAATATAATCAATCGAGTAAAATCGCAGATTATATAAATTTAATACATACAAAATGTGAAAAACAAATACCAAAAATATCGCGAACATTATCAAAAATAACGGATAATATTCCGCAACCGTCGATGAATAATTATACTTGTTTATTTGAAATAAATTATTCTGCGATTCAATTAAAAGAATTTGCAAAAAAATATAAACTTAAAATTACTGGTACCAAGAACGAATTAATAACCAGAATATATCTCCATTTAAAATTGTCTGCTGGGGTTATAAGTATTCAAAAAATATTTAGAGGGAGATTAGTTCGAACATGTGCTAGGTTACACGGCCCGGCACTATTGCATCGACAGCGGTGTACAAATGACACAGATTTTTTAAGTGGGGATAATTTAAAAGATTTACCTGCATCGCAATTTTTTAGTTACACTGATGTAGATAATTTTATATACGGGTTTGATATTATTTCATTATATAATTTATTTTTAAAATCTGATAGCCCCGCTGTGAAAAATCCGTATAATAGGAATGAAATTCCGCAATTAGTAATTCAAAATATATTAAAATTAGTTCGAATAAGTAAAATATTGAAAATCGTGATTGAAATTAATATAACGAATGATTTGGTGAATATAACCCCTCAAAAATCAGTCGAATTGAGAACATTGGATTTATTTCAGCATATTAATTCTTTAGGAAATTATAGTGATCATACGTGGTTTTCGTTATTGCAGAGACCACAATTAATAAAGTTTTTAAGAGAATTAATTGATATTTGGAATTATCGTGCACAATTATCCGAATCAGTGAAACGTGCCATTTGTCCTCCTATAGGCGATCCATTTAGAATTATTAATATTGATTATATTATGCACGTAAATAATATTGATGTATTACGAAAAATTATATTAGATGTTTTGGAAAAAATGGTAAATAATGGTATAACCAATGA